TCTTGACCGGATGCTTTGATTGTGATGTATCTCAGTGCTTTTGGATCTAAGGCACGACCCTGCACACCAATCACGTTTCCATCATCATCATAAAAAGGTATGACAATCCTTGCCTCTTTTTGTAAGACTGTTTGTGGATTCACTTGTTCTGCTACTTTACTAAAATCATCTGTGTAAAATAGTTTGTCAAATCTACTTTCGGGAATCAGTCTATTTTCGAGATAGATTCGTGCTGCATGATTTGACTCAAGTTCATTTATCATAAGCACATGTTTTAACTTTCCGCGATGCACATTTACATGTTGTAATTTTTTAGCAACATTTGTATTTGTAATACCACGGCTCGCTTGGGTTGCACCGCTTTTTTCCTTAAGCCACTCAAGGCGAAACTCTGAGTAAAGAGTAGGGTTTACCTTTTCAAGAAATCCTGAAACGGATAAGGCTGCACCACAGTTATGACACTTGTAGTAATATCGTGCGTCCCGCTCATAAAAATAACCACGACACTTATTTTTATTTTTCTGAGAATCACCACAGAGAGGACAGCGACAGTTGGCGAGTGTTGCCCTCTGCCACTTGAACCTCTCTAACTGTGATGAAACTAGATTGATAAATTTTTTATCAAGAAAGGCGTGCATTGCGAGATTGCTTCTTAATGTTCTCGTTCAATGTTTTACGACCTTCGGCTTTCCATTCCCTTGCCCACTGTCGCCACTCTTCTAACTCCTCACGGTCCATACCACGAAGGTTATTACGGGGATCTTTGTATGGATCATATTTACGACTGTAATTTCTTTCAGACATCTTCAAACCTCAATTCGTTAAATTTACTCTTACTTGATTTGAACTTTTCATCAAAGTTCTGTCCATTAAAACCTACACCAGCAGAGTCCACTAGATCATCAGGATCTTGTCCAGCCCCTACGAATGTTTTATCTGCGTTGCTCACATCATGCAACTTCATCTTACCTCTATTTATTCCAATGACAAATTTCTTGTTTGTTGCCACATCATTGTAGCGATTCTTCAACTGCTTTACCATGATTTGACTTTGTTCGTCAAGTTCTTCTGTTGCAATCAAACCAAACATGAGATCTGCTGTCGCGGGCAAACCAAAAGATTCAGAAGTATCTTCAAGCCCAAAATCATTTGACGCGAAGCCTGTTCGGTTTGTTTGTGTGGCTGTGAAGATCGGGACATCCCACTCCACGGCAAGTCCACGAAGTTCCTCTGCAATAGACTTGATATACATGTAGGAGTTTGTGTTGCCACCAATCTTGAATCTTGCCGATGAACAAATATTCAAATAATCAATAAACACCACATCGGGAATAAAGTTTTTCTTTAGTTTCAATTCCTCCAGTAAGTGTCGGAAGTGATTCGCGTTCGCTGTCGCAGTCGGGTATTCTTTTACAATCAACTTACTCTTGATGCTTGCCGTTGCATTTTGTAACTTTTTGTCATATGTAATCTTTGGTAGGTGACGGAGATCATCCATCGTTACATCCATCAGATTTGCATCAATCCTCTCTGCGATTCTTTGCTCTGCCATCTCACAAGTAATATACAAAACATTTAGATTTGCAGAGTAGCAGTTTGCAGCATGGTGACACATGAATAGTGACTTGCCAACACCAGTGCCAGCGAGGATCACGTTTAGTGTCTTGTTCGGAACACCACCGTTAGTAATTTTATTGAACATGTCAAGATCAAAAGGAATCTTGTGTTCAACTTTGTGGTAAAAATCAAATCGCTCATCTGCGTCTATAAAATAGTCGTGACCGATCTGCTGATCGAACGAAACTGCAAGTGCGTCTGACAGAATATTTGGGATCGCATTCTTGGTTTCATTCTGCGACTTGCCATCAATAATTTCAATCGACCGAATGATTGCATTGTAAACTGCTTTGTCTTTACAAAACTTTTCAGTTTCATCCAGAAGCCAATCAGTTTCATCGCTGGACTCACTATCGGTGATTCTTGTGGCGATTACAGTGCAGTCTTTGTATCCCTGCTCCGACAAACCGCCACGGTTGTCCAGAGCCACACCAATGGCATCTTTGTTTGGTGCTTTGTTATACTTGTGAATGTGATCACGAATGATACCAAAGACTACTCGTTCGTTTCGGTCTTTGAAATATTCTTCATCTACGAAAGGTAAAGCCCTCCGCGTATACTCATCATTCTGAATCAGATTTCTCAGAATGATCGTTTCGATTGTCTCCATAGCCAATCTCCGTTGAATGGTTTTCCAGAACATCAACAAGGATATCTCCGATGACCTCCTTGAAGTCATCATGATCCTCTACGTTATCCTCTTTGTCAAGAAGAAAGTAATCAAAGTAAAGTCGGCACTCACCCTCCCGTTCATCTAAACCAACTTTACCATAAGTGTAAACAACATCGGTGTATTTGCCTTCATCGATTTGAACGGCAGTCTCACCAGTGTCTTTACCTTGAACAAATTTATACTTCATCATTTTCGATTTCAATCTCACTGATATCTTCAACAGCCGAGCCATACTTGAATTCTTTACCAACAGCCACTTCAAGTTGCTCCATGATTTCATCAGTGTAGAAATCTTCGGGCTTGTCATTGATATTCTTTTCAAACACTTTACGACCATCAGGAAGTTCGATGCGAGTCGAGACTTTCTTGAAGACCCCGTACTTCACTGCGATGTCTGTCAACCCGTAATAAGGTGAAAGACCAGACTCATAGTTCAACAAAGTTTCTGCTAGAGAGTTTTCTTTGGTGACACGAGACTTGTGCAGTTTGCACTTGATGATATTGCCAACCACATCCGTGCCATCCTTGACCTTCTTCTTGGACAAGAACACGATTGTACCTGCGTTGTATTTCAGACCAGAGCCACCGGACATCTCTTTCATCGGGACGTAAGACCCGACAACATCATAGGTGTGGTTTGTGATCAGCAGTGGAATACCAGCCGATCCACACTTGACGGTGAGCGTTCGGAAAGTTGCCTTCAACGCTTGGGCTTTTGTCATATCCCGCACGTTCTTGCCGCTCGCAGTGTCTTCCATTTCTTTCAGCGTAGACAAGTTGCCAAGCGAATCAAGAATCACAAGAATAGGCTTCTTGTTTTTTTCTGCACGATAAGTATCCGCTACCTGAATCATCTGATGTCTAAACTCTTCGATGGTTGAGACAGGGAACACGGCAACGCGGGCAGCATCGATACCACGCTCTTCAAACATTTGTGAAGTGATTGCTTGCTCTGAATCAAAGTAAAGCACGACACCTTCTGGATTGTCATCAAGAAAAGTTTTCAGAATGTTGAAACAAAAGAAAGTTTTACCAGTCGCCTGTTCGCCAGCCAGTGCCGTAATCTTGTTGTTCGGAATCCCACCGTACAAAGATCCAGACAGCAGTGCATTTAGTGTGTATGATCCCGTGCTGATGAATCCCTTGATATCAGAAACCAAACCGCTGTCAACAGAAGTAGCGTCTTCATTACCAGATACCTCAACCAAATTATTCAAAAAGTTGTTCATCGTTCTTTTGCTCCTTATTGTTATATTCTTCCAAGTATTGTAATGCGTTTCTGATGCCTGTCAAGTCATCACCTAATTTTCCTATGCCGGTATTACAAGAGTCGCACAGCCAGCCTCGGTGATCAAGAGTTTCATGATCGTGATCAAATAAAAGTCTTTCGGATGTTTTTCCGCAACAATCACAAGGTGTGCCTAAAGGTGGACGCTTTGGATTTCCAGCAAGTTTTTTAGCCTTTCCAAAATCCTTTTGAATTTTATTACCGCAAGTTTTACACTCACCCCTATAGCGGTCTTTCCAAACACCATTTGTCATGCTTGAGCGATCTGTATAATATTCACTTAGTGGTTTTGCTTGTTTACATTTTTTACAAACCCTAAGCCCCTCTTGCCCAGCGTTATCATCAAACAATTTGTGTGTCACATAAGTCTCCACTTTTTAAGAAGATCATCTATAAATTGAAGTTTATCTATGACCTCTTCGTGATCATGTGTGCTTGATGATTTAGTTTTGCGAACTAATTTTTCAACACGCTCAGTGTCATAACGAAGACATTTTAGGGCTTCGAGAATAATGTCTCTTTCTTTGGGTTCCATCTGTCTTCCTCCTTTCCCCGCCACTCACGAACCATCGTTCGATATTTCTTATTTGTTCTTGCGGCATCATACGCACGCTTGAAGATGCGTGCCGACTCCGCCTTCTCACAAGTCCAGTGGTCTGGCTCTTGTGGTTTAATTCTTCCGTTGTCATCATACTTTTTTCCGCTACGATGATTAGCGTATCGCCTTGCTCTCGTCCATCCCATCATAAGAAACTTGCGACACATATCAGCCCCAACAAAATTATCCACATCCAAATACCCATTGAACATAGCAGTAATAGTATTCGCTGATTGATATGCAATTTCCGGTGTTCGGAATCTCCAGTGTTTGCAGATTTCTGATTTGTATGGTTCACAGAGCAATACTCCTTGTTCTCCTCGACCGATGATATACAACTTCGGGGTCTTGCGATAATCTATGTTATCAAAATCTAGTGTGTAGTCAAACTCAATCAAAACAAAGTCGCCCTGTGTTCATAGTTCCATCCTACCTTCTCTAGAATATTTTTCAATGGCTCTAGGAAAGAAACCGAGAATTGTTTGTCGTAGTCAGCAAACTCGTCCAACTCAAACTCCTTCGGTGCGGTTCCGGGGAAAGAAATAACTTTATCTTTGTACGGATTTGGAACAGCAAGATACAAAAATTTTACTTTATCTCCCTCGTTTACCCTGTGATACTTGCCATCAAGTTTTAACTTTTTGAGATAGTGGTTATAAATTAATGCACCTTTCACAGCAATCGGTGTGGACTTGCGATAGATGACGGATTCATCGATGTAGTTATTAATATTATTACAACCACGGGGGAATGCGATCTCGTCAGGCGAGTATCCTTTAAACTCCTCTTTGAAGTTTGCAACAAAGTCGATGACCTGCTCCTCGGTTCCGGTCAGCACCAACTTAATCGCGTCCTTCAACTTTTGCCGAACGACTTGTGGTGTCGATGATCGTGTAGTTTCGATGCCCATGATCTTCATCTTAGGTTCATCGTATTGCACACCCTCCGAGTTATGCACGTTGAGCATGTATCGCTTCTTGGCTGTCCAGACTCCAACATCGGCAATGACTTCTCGCTCCATCACCATCTTGTTAGAGTATGCATTCATTTTTTGGGCAAGTGTTTCGTAGCACTTGTTGATGAATGGTTCGATGACACCCTTGCAGGACTTGTCAAGAAATCGTACGATCTCGCCCTTGGTCTTCTCGCCAGCCAATGACCGAACAAGGTTCCCGAGGCGAAGATAAACAGAGTCAGTATCAGAAGCAACAACATAGTCATAATCTCCAGTGTTTAGTGTTTTATTTAAAAATGCGTTTAGTTCGTTTGCGATATACTGAATCGATAGTTGACCCGATGTGGTAATCGCTTCTGCAATGTCGATGTCAAAATATCGAAAGTATTGATTGCCCATCGCACCATAGGCTGAGTTCAGTTGAATCTTTCGCACCAGTTGGAAGTTATGATACTTGGCAATCTCAAAATCTAAACTCTCATCATCTGGATTCTGTTGCTTTTTCTTCTGGGCTTCGATCATCAACTTCTTGTAGTGCTTGCGTTCTGCGTAAAACTTTTTCATGAGTTCCGGCATGAACCCTAGTTTATCTTTTCTAAAACACACACCGTTAGCAGCGACAGAAAAGTTTTGCTCTTTTAGTTTTACAAGATTTTTCTCACATAAATCTGTGCCATTAAGAACACCGTCAACACTTATACAAGGATTCTTGGGGAATCCATCTGGACGCATTTTAGTGTCCGGTGAAATATTGTATTGCATGATAAGGTGCGGATACAGACTATTGAGGTCAAAAGACACAACCCAATCGTGCCGACCAGTGATCGGTTCTTTTACATACGCACCGATGATTTGACCATCTTTTTTACCCCCACCTTTTTTTCGTGGGATCACTATGTTCTTTGCACGCAGATGATGATAGATGATCTGATCCCAAGTTCGAACCTGAGAAAACACATCACCAAGATTTACTTTTGCCGTGTACGCAAGTGCGAGAGCAAGTTCCATCAGCCCGAGTTTCTGCTCCATCTTCTGCACAAGTTTGACATCTTGATAATTGTATTCCACAAACTTTTGGAAGTCTTTTGTATAGAAATCTTTGAAGTGGTCATACTCATACTCTAACTTTTTCTCTCCAAGTTCAACCGATGCAATGTGATCCAACTTGTATGACTCTTGATTCACATAAGTGAACTTTTGATATAGATCATAGTAATCTAAGATTGTCACACCCATGAATTCAAATGCAATGC